TTCTGCATCGTAAACAACTTTCAATACTTCGTTTACTTCTTCCTCAAACAACTCAATCGGTCTTTTGAGTTCACGTTTTTTCTCTTTACAGAATTTATCAAGTGTTGTTCTGTATTTAACGATTTCATTTTTAGCACTTACCATTTCTTTATAGTTATCTTCCGTAACTACAAGTCCTTTATATTTCTCAAGTTGTGCCTCAAAGTATGTTTTGATTTCATCTTTATTCCATTTGAATACTTGTTCATTTTTACTAACAATTGGTGTTAAATTAATTTCCATTTGTTTCTCCTAATACTTGTGTTAAAATACAAGTAGAGATATAAGACATACTCTCTACTAGCACGCTTGCTTTCCTACGGCCTAGCGTGCTTTTTTTATTTCTCTCATCCAAAAGTTGCTCAATATCAGTAGTGAAAAACTGAGTGCAATTTGAAGGAATGCGGTATAGAAATCAATTCTATCGATTTCTACGGAACCTACTGTTCCGATTACCGCTAAAAACGCTACGGCTCTTATCAACCAAATCAATTTCATAATTTTTCTCCTATCACTGTTAAAATGGGTTGTAACAAAAGCCATATACTCTATCATGCGAACCAACTTTTCCGTAATGTCTACGGAGTACATCAGAAGTGTTCTCTTCTTCCATGCGTTGTCCATCCGCACAATGACATTCCCAGCCATACGGTGTGATTTCATCGAATATGCTTTCTACATATTCGTAGTGATCTTCACGAATTTTTGCACCAGCACAAGCGATGGCTTCGATGAAATTATTGTTTATAAACTTTCTCATAGCTCTTCTCCTACTATCACTAGCATTTGGCTGGTGATTTTTTTAATTTCACTTTTTAAACGATTGTTTTCCTGTTGTAGTTTTTCTACCTCTACTTTCATTTTCCGAAATGCTATCGGTGTATACTCATCATCGATACCTACAAGGCTTTCAACTTCCTTTTTGCTGAACCTAACTCCGGCTACTCCTTTTAATTGATGAAGTGTGCCTTTATCTCTCATGTTGTATACGCTTGTTTCTGTACATTTCAGAAGTTTTGCCACATCTGATACTGTGTATACTAGGCTTTCCATCGCATTTCATTCCTTGCGTGTAAATCAGCAGTTCTAGCTAACTTTACCCAAGATAGAATGACTTTTTTATTCCATCTTGATTGATTACGTTTAGGCCATTTAGCCTTGATGAGTTTCCGCCAGTATTGGCCGTATTCATCATTCCGACCAGCCCATCCAAATCTTGTGGATGTTTGTCCGTATCTTTTGTTGGCTATTTTTAGATCTGTTCGATTTTGTACTAGCATCTAATCACCTCTTTTAAAATTACATTTAAACTGTAATTGTTTTACAAAAAAATAATCCGATGGTATGGAATACCATACAAATCTTCGATTTTTTTCAACACATGGACTGTCGGAGAAGATGTTCCTTTCTCATAATTAATTAGCGTGTATTCGCTAATTCCAAGCCTTTCAGCTGCTTGTTTCTGAGTTAGTCCTGCGTTTACTCTCGCCGCTTTTAATGTCATTCCATCTTGTACGAAAAATTCTTGTGTCAATTTATCACCTCGCTTTCCCTTTCGTTGATTGTATTGTATTACAGTTTAAATGTAATGTCAACAGTTTTTCTGTAAAATTCTTAAAAAATATTTGATTTTTTTGCAGTTTAAATATATTATATAAATAATAGTAAATATTTTAAAATTATGACGAGGTGAATATAATGAGTGATTTAGGTAATAGAGAGATATTCTCCAAGAATTTGCAGTACTATATGAACCTATACAATAAAACTAGAATACAAGTTGCAAAAGATATTGGTGTATCTTATACAACATTTACTAGTTGGATTAAAGGTACTAACTATCCTCGTATAGATAAGATAGAATTACTAGCTAATTATTTTAGAGTAAACAAAGCTGATTTAATAGAAAACAAATACTCAGAAAATGAACAGTACTATTCTGATCCGTCTGTATCAGAATATGCACAAGCCATTA